GGTCCGGCGGCACCGCCGCCTTGTCGACGTACCCGGCGTTGTAATGCACGCGCACCGCCCCGACCACCCGCGCCATCGTCGGCGCGCTGCTGAAGACGAGGCGCCCCGGTCGCGCCGACAGGTCGGCCCAGTAACTGCCGGCGTCGACGTCCGTTTCGTCCAGGTCGGCGCCGATGGTCACGACGTCATCGACCGACACCACCGGCGCGCGCGGCAGATCGATCCAGCCAGGGAAGCCGGCCCACTGATCGAGATACAAATTCCACCCCTGCGGCGCCAGCGCCAGCTTCGTCTCCCGTTCCACGATGCCGCGCGCGGTGCGTATCCACCGCGGGATGTCGAGTTCGTCCGGCGTGCCCGTCGGCCACTTCAGGTGGCGCAGCACTTCAGCGACCGTCACCGGCTCTTCGTCAATGGTCGGGAAGTCGACCTGCTCGGCGGTGGCGCCGATGCGCGTCTGCCCAAGGGCGGTCGTCCAGATGACGCTGTTCATGGCTTGCCTCGCTGCGGCTGCTGCTGCTTGCGGCGCTGGCGCAGCTGGCGCGGCGTCTCGATGACGCGCGGGCCAGCGGCGGCCACCGGCGGCCGTACCTCGAGACCGACGCCGTCGCGCGCCGGCATCTGCGTCACGCGGATCTGCCCGCGATAGCCGGGCGACGTGCAGGTCGTGTGCTCCGCGTCACAGACCGGACAGCGCGGCGGTGGCGGCAGCAGCCAGCTTCCCATCGGCGTTACCGCTTGCGGTCGTAGCGGCTGCGCACCGGCACGTTGGCGCGCTTGGGCGGCGCGGCGCCCCGACTGGCCTCGGCGGCAGCGCGGGCGTTCGCATCGCTCTGCGCCTGCAGCGCCTGCGCTTCGTCGCTCGCGCCGTGGGTGGCTTCCGCCTCGCCGTAGGGCGCCATGATGCCTTGCCCGGCTTGGACGAGCGCGGTCGCTTCCTCGACGCTGACGCGCACGTAGGTGCCCGCCTGCACCGGGTGCCGCTCGTCGCCCGCGCCGAGATCGCCCTTCGACAGCAGGCGCACGCGCACCGACGGCGCGTTGAGATCGATGCTGCCGCCGGCCGGTGGTCCCGATTCTTCCTCCCCTTCGCGCGCGTCCCGCTCGTCGCGCGGCGCCGGATCTTCGCGGGCCTCGGCGCGCGCGCGGCGCTTCGGCTCGTCGTCGTCGTCGTCGTGCTGACGCTTGCGTTCGGTCATGGTTCGTCTCCTGCGAAAAGCCGGGCGCGCAGCCCTGCGGCCACGCGCCCGCCGGGTGTTTACTTCAGGCCGGTGACGTCACCGAAGGCGCCGGGCCGATAGACCGCCAGCGCGAGCCGCTCTTCGGCGCGGATGGCGACGAGGTTCTTAATGAAAAAGTCCTGATGGCTGTTGCTGGCCTCGACGCGGATGCCGCCGTGCCGGAACACCTGCGCCGCCTGCCGCCACGCGCCGACCGTGGCGAGGTTCGCCGCGATCGCCGGGGTCAGCACCACCGGCAGACCCCAGAGCGTGCGCGCCGTGCGGCCGGAGAACGGGCCGCCCGCGACGTAGCCGCCCGCGTCGTCCTTCATCAGTTCGATGCTCGCCCAGTTGGCGGCGTTCATCACGATGCCGTCGGGCGTCATCATCGCGGTCGTCTGGATGTACGCCATCTGCCGATAAATGGCGTCGGCGTTGCTCTCATCGACGGCCGTCACCACCGGCGGCGCCACGCCGACGCGGTTGCGGACGCCGATGATGTCCGGCGCCACGCCGCTGCCCTGCAGCAGCTGGTCTTCCTCGGCGAGCCGCACGCCGTACTGCAGGCGGCCGTCGACGTACGACTGCGTCTGCGGTTCGTCCTCCAGCATCTCTTCCGTGATCGGGAGCCAGTGGGCGATCTTCCGCACCGGGTCGCTCGCCTGCCCGAAGGTGAGCGTCGACTCGGGCTTCGCCGCGCCTTCCAGCACGGTGTCGGCGGCGTTGACGAAGCTGGTTTCCTTCATGTAGGTAATCAGGTTCGACGTCGTCGTGCCGGGCGCAATCAGGTCAGCGATCGTCAGTTCCCGATCGAGCGCCGGCAGGATGCCCGGTCGGCGATCGGGCACGATCAGGTCGCCGCCCGAGCCGGGCGCGGTGGTCAGCGTGGCGGCAAACATCCGCGGATCGAAGAGTTCGGCGGATGGCGAGCGCCACGCCGACATCGTCCGATGCCCACCCTTGCGGATGAAGTCGTACGCCTGCGAGGCGGTGAACTGCGCGCCCAGGGTGAGGATGCGCGAGGGCGGCGCCGCGCCGGTCGGCGTGTGCCGCACCAGGGCGCCCGCGCTGGCGGTGAGCCGTTCGATCTCGTCGCCGATCGCCGCGTCCCCGCGCTTCTGATCCAGCTGCGCCTTGATCTCGCGCGCTTCGGCCGTCAGCTTCTGCACCGCGGCGCGCTCGTCGGCGGTCGCTTCCGGCTTGGTCGCGTCGAGTTCGTGCTCCCGCGACTTGAAGGCGAAGGCTTCAAACGCCGCGGTTGCCTCGGCGGTCTTGGCGCGGTAGGCGGCTTCGAGGTCGGTTACGTTACGCATGGTCGGTCTGCTTTCTGTTCGTCGTGCGGTTGATTACAGGTCCAGCAGATCCAGTTCACACTGGAGCAACCAGACTTCGTCAGGCGTGCGGTCATGGCCGGTGGCTGGTGGCTCATGCGGCGTGCCGGTCGACTGACTGAGCGGAGCAGCGGTGTCCGCGCGGAGTGCCGCGCGCGCGCCAGCCGGGCGCAGCTGCTGCGCGGCGGCGGTGGCGTCGAGAGAGGCGATCACGCTGTCGAGCGTGGCGATGCGGTCGACTAGTCCCGCCGCCAGGGCGGCACGCGCACCAAGCACGCGACCTTCGCCGTAGCCATTGCGCACGGCGTCGACCGACGCGCCGCGGCCGGCGGCCACGCCCGCCACGAACCGCTCATGGCACGCCTCGACGCGCGCGACCAGGGCGGCGTGCGCCTCGGGCGTCAGCGGCGCAAACGGGTTGCCCTCGGTCTTGTATTTACCCGCGCTGATCAGCGTCGTCTTGACGCCCATCTTGTCGGCCGCGCCGCTGGCGTCCTGATGCGCGGTGAAGACGCCGATGCTGCCGACGTCGCCGCTCGGGGTGACGACGACGCTGTCGGCCTGGGCGGCGAGCCAGTAGGCGGCGCTCGCGGCGAGGCTGCTGGCGACGGCGACAATCGGCTTGATGCCGCGACTGGCGCGGATCTCGTCGGCGAGTTCCTCGATGCCGTAGACGCTGCCGCCCGGCGAGTCGACCGCCAGGACGATGGCCGAGACCTTCGGGTCATCGCGCAGCGCGCGGAAGTCGGCGGCCAGCTGCTCGGTGCTGGTGCCGCCGCTGATCGCCGCCATCATGTTCATGCGCTGCGAGAGCACGCCGAAGACGGGCAGCACGCCGACCCCGTTGGCGGTGACGTGGATGTCGGGCCGCCCCTGCGGATCGCCGCCGATGCGCGCGCGGATGTCGGCGTCGTTGAGCGTGAGGCCGGCGGCGCGGAGTTCCAGCAGCGACGTGATCGCCAGCAGCTTCGTCGGCAGGATCGCCCAGGGCGTCTCCCGCACGTCGGCGATGATGTGCGCATATCGATCACTCATGGTCGGCCTCAAGCGCCGGAACTGGACGGCCAGCGCGAAACGGGTTGGCGCCGCGGTGCAGCCACTGCTGCGTCTCGGCATTGATCAGCGCGGCGTACTGCGCGGCGGCTTCGGCGGCGACCGCGGGCGCCACGCGCGCGTCGGCGAGCAGGTGCGGCAGCAGCGCGGCGGCGAGTTCGGTATTCCAGCGGCCCAGGGCGAAGCGGGCGCCGCGCTCGCCGGGCGGGTCTTTCTGCACCCGGCTCTCCTGCCGACTCCAGAAGGCGCGCACCGTCGTGGCCCACGCGCTCGCCTCGGGCGCATCGAGCGCAGGATCGCTGAAGCGCGGGTCGCCGCCAGGGTTGGCCATGTTGAGCGGCGCGGCTAACTGGTCGGCGGTCGGGTCATCGAGCGACGGCAGATTGAGCCGGCCGCGGCCTTCGTTCGGCGTCATGATCGGCCGCCCGATCAGCGTGCGCAGCGAGGCCGCCTGCTCTTCAAACGAACCGGCCAGCTTCGCGGCGATATTGAATTCGCAGTAGACGCGATCGACGTCGGTGAATTCCGGCAGTACCTGCCGCTGCAGTTCCTGCACGATCATTTCGAGCCACGGCCCGAGCGAGTCTTGGTACAGGTTCTTGTGCTGCTCCTTGATGTTGCTGAAGGTCGCGTGGTCGAGAATGCCGACCATCGGCAGCGGGATGTGGTAGGCGCGGGCGCACTCTTCGGCGGTTAGCTTGCGCGCGGCGGCGTACTCCGACTCCTGCGCGGAGAAGCCGTTTTGCTTCCACGTCATGCCGTCTTCGAGAATCGCCGCCTTGCCGCTGTTGCGGATGCCGGCGTGCGCCGCCTGCCAACTGTCGCGGAAGGTGGCGCGCTGATCGGCGTCCCACTTCGGCGCCGTCGCCGGGCGCTCGATCACGCCCTCGATACGCGCGGCGTTGGCCCAGAAGTGCTGGCGGTACTCGTTGGCGGCAATCTCCTGCGCGAGAATGCGGCGCAAGGTCTCCAGCGGCGACAGACCGGCGAGCGGGTTCTCCGGGTCGTAGCCGCCGAAATGCACGACGTCATCTGGGGGAAACTCCTGCCGACTGCCGTTGAGCGACGTCCAGATGAACCGCTGCGGCGACAGCACGCCCTGGATGGCGACCTGCTCGGGCGGCAGGCGCAGCAGCCCGATCCGCCCCCCGGCGCGCAGCTTCAGCCAGTAGGCGTTGTAGTAAACACCCATGTCCTGCATCAGCGTTTCCACCAAG